GTATTTTTTATATCCATTCGTCATTGCATTTTTTTGTTACACTTGCTTTTCTTGCCGGGCGTATATTGTCACGTTTCGACCATGTGACAACCGCCATCCGCCAATCTTTCATCTTGTTTTTGCCGACCATCCAACCTTTGCTTTCGTAAAACGCAATGAATGCTTCCGCATCAACTGAATATCCTTTTTCTTGAATGTAGGATTGCACTTCTTCCAAAGTAGGGGGGCAAAACCGTTTGACGGTTTTTGCTTTTTCCCTTTCTATATCATTAGAATCTTTACTTTCCTTTTCTTTACTTTTCTTTTCTTTGGATATATCTTGCATTGCATTTGCATTCGTTTTGCATTGCTCTTGTTGGGCTTGCATTGATTGCCAACGCTTTATCGCCGCAAGTTTTCTTGATTCCGAAATGGTCTTGCGTTTTTCAAGACGTGCATTTACCGAATTTGACCAAAACTTTTCCCCGTCATTTTGGAATAATCCAAAGTCTTGCACAACACTTTCTACAACCGTGCTTTCCACGTGCAATGCAAATGCAATACTTTTGCATGATTTCAGGGGCAAGAAGCCGTCTTGTTCATATAGTTGTTCAACAATGCACCAAAACACACCAATTCCAGTTGCGCCGTGTTCAATCAACACGTCTTGCAATTTTGGGTCATTCCGGGCATTGTAATCATGTTGGAAATAATACACTTCTTTCATCGCTTGACGTGTTTTTGTGATTCACCGATACCGAACAACGCAAAGTCATATTTACACGGGTCTTGGGGGTCGAAAGCCGCCAAATTCCGGGTCAGTTCCTCAACGGTCTTACGGTCGTTGCCTTGGCGTGTAATCAAGCCCAATTCACGCCCCACACGGGCGACATGAACATCAAGGGGCATCATCAATTGACTTGGCTTCAAGTTATGCCAAACGCCCAAATCAACAATTCCATCTTGACGGCACAACCAACGCAACATAAGATTCAGTCTTTTGCAAGGTGAACCGCCCTTGTGCCTGTTGGGTGTCGGGTCAGATATATGCTTTGAGTATTCACCGCCATTCGCTTGTGCGAACAATTCACGCAATCTTGAAAAACCATCCCAAACGGTTAAGTCACCTTGTCCGAAAGCGATTGCCAAAGTGTTGCTTGTCAGATACACAAATTGCAAGCCCCGACACATATACGCCAAATCACGACCAAAAAATGTGCGGTGAATGTTGCATTTCGGGTCTATGTGTTGCCAACTTCCGTGCATCACAAAATTATAAGGCTTGCCATCCATAATGTCAAACAACATCTTTCGGCAACCGTTCATTATCTGTTTTCTATTGCCCCAAGCAATTGTCGAAGCAAGGAAAGCGGCAATTTCAATATCTTGTTTGGATTTACCCAAGAAACAACGTGGAAATGCCACCGGGTCATTCTCCATGAATGCCGTTGTGTTATACCTTGCCACAAGGGATTCCAATGTTATTTTCAAATCATTCATTGTTGCGATATTGAAGCCCCCGACCCGACAAGCAAGCCGGGGGCATTTTGTTAAACTTCAATGATTGCGATTTCCGGCGCAATCTCCCTTATTTGCTCCAATTGTTCATCAATAACCTTGTCACGCAAATCTTCAAGCGTTACTTGTGCGCCCGGCGACAACAACACAAAGGCGACTTCACGCCCGTTCACCTGTGCGAATGTTTCCACCTCTATTGTTTCGGGCTGCATACCCTTGAAGATGGGCATTTGGATGGTGAATGATTCCGGCAAGTTGGAATTGACCACTTGGGCGAAATTGTCCGTGCGGTTGCCGTTTTCCTTGACCGCCCTTTCAATCTTGTTATTCACATCGGCGGTGAAGTTCATCAGGCTTGTAACCAATTTCATATTTTCGGCACGGTCGGCAAAGAATGCCCGGTTCATCTTGATAAACAAACCAAGTTCCGTTGGTTGCCATACCTTGTTGGCGTTAATCCCAAATTCAATGAACTTGGGGTTGTAACTCAATTTGCCCGTGATTTCGCCACGTCTGTATTCATCCGCTTCATTCGTTATCAAGGTGATTTCGATTGATTCACGGTTTACAAGCACAAGGCAATCTTTTTGTTCAAATTGCCCGGTGTTAATTCTCTTTTTGAGGTATTCAACGACCGCCCCGATAACACCTTTCAAGTTAGTTTTGACGGGTGCTTTGGGTTCAAGTTCTTTCGCTGCTGCACCCTCACGAATGACAAGTTCCGCTTTGCTCATTCCGGGCGCAAGGTTGATTTGCAATTTTTCATTATCCATGATTCAAAAATTTAGTTGTTAATTGTCCGTTCCTGTTTTGGGGTTAAGATTGCGCACCACGCCAAAAATGGTGGGTTGCAGTTCGTCAGCGGTCGCCGGGCGGCTCTCAACCAATTTGCCGTCCTTGTTGTAGTACCCGGTTTCCTTTGTTTCTTGGTCGGTGAACCTGTAACATATTTCGGTTACATATTCCGCCTTTGCCTTGATATTGCGAACCATCTGTTTGCGTTGTTCCTGCAAGGGCTTCAACTTGCCCTTGAAAGTTTCCATCGCTTCTTTCTTTTTGTTTTCAAGTTCTTCAATCTCAATCGACACGTTGGCAAGGTTTTCTTTATGCCCTTGCAATTCTTCCGGGGTGTATGGCTTCATGTAGCCCTTATTTTCGCAAGCATCGCAATTATCTTTCAAGAATGCTTCACGTTGAATCGGGTTCTTGTATTCCTGCCCAAGTTCTTTTTCCATATCCGATTTGTTTTACTATGAAACACATTCTATTTGAAAAGGAACACTTCGTTGTACAAGTCGGCAAACATTTCACCGAATTGCCGTGCCCGATTTGCGGTCTTAAAGCAAAGCCGAGAACCGATATTCGCAAGCGTATCCGTAGCCGTAAAATTCGTATACGCAAACACGAACCCCGCAGCATCCCGGTCATATACAAACCAAGGATAATACTTGTATTGGTTTTGGTTGCTGAAATCCGGCACGAAATCATCCGCTTTGTTCCATGCTTCCGCAATGGTGAACAACTTGTTCAATGCGGCAAGGGCTTTGAGGTGTCGGGGGTTCATTTCATCAACCAAATGGGCAACGCCGTTTAAGTCCAAAGAATTGTTTGATTGCAGCTTCTTTGTAACGGCAAAGTCCGCATTGGGCTTGCCGCCAAGATACTTCCGGGCTTCCTCGTAGTTGGTCACACATTCGTTGATTTCCTTTTCCTCGATTTCGTCAAGGGTGAAATCAAACGGGGTCAAATACCCCTCATCGTCTGAATCCAAATCGTCGTTGTTATCCGTAATGTAACCATCCATCACATCAACGGCTTCAATCTTTGAATCAAATTTTCCAATGGCTTTTTCAATGCCTTTTTGTCTTAAAAGAAACTTCTTCATGTTCTGAAAATTAAAATGGTGATTTGTTGAAATTTGAAATTGTCATTCCGCTTTCGGCAATGTGGGTGGTCTTGCCCGTTGCTTCTTCGATTCCTTGCTTGAACTCCTTTGCGTTTGAATTGCCATCCGAAAGATGTATCAAGACAATATGGTTCACGCCTGACAAGTCGTTTGCAAGCAATGTTTCCCGGCAAGTGTCAAAGCTGCAATGGCTTTTCATTGTCCTTGCCCGTAACGCCATCGGCAATTTGCCCGCTTCAACATTGGCATCCAATATGTCTTGACGGTAATTGCATTCAATCAAGATGTTATTCAATCCATGAAAGGTGTAATGCAAGTAATATGTATCAGTTGCGAACAAGACCATGCCGCATTCCTTGTGGTAAATCAAAAATCCGAAAGGCTCTTTGGCATCATGTTGGGTTGCGAATGGTTGCACCTTGAAATTGCCGATTTCGTACACTTTCAATTCTTCCATCACACGGACAAGCCGGGTTTGCGGCAAATGCAATGCGTCTTTCGTGCCTTGCGACATATAGCATGGGATTTGCGCTTCAAGGCACTTTCCGGCGTGTTTGGCGTGGTCGCCATGCTCGTGTGATATAATTACACCAGCAATGCGGGAAATGCCGAAATTGACCGCCTTTTGCACGTCTTTGAAAGGAATGCCGCATTCTATCATCAAGCAATCATTGCCGTTGTCAAGCAAGTAGCAATTGCCCTTTGAACTCGAACCCAAAATCTTCAATTCCATAGCCTTTCGGATTTTGATTGTTTGTTAGAAACCGGGTTGGGGTTGTGGTGTCGGTGCTTGTGCCGCTTCCTCTTTTGGCGTTTCGGCATTGGCATCATGCACTGCTTTGATTTCGCCCGTTTCCGGGTCAATCATTGTCGCCGTGGTCTTGTCGTTACCTTGCGCCAAATCCACACCGATTTGCACTTTGTTGGCGTTGTCGTGCTTTTCGGCTTCAACTTCCGCCCCGACTTCTTGATAATCCACATCCATTATGTCTTGGTATTCCTCAACGGTACGCATCCCCATTGACAATTCAGGTGCGTAAGCACTTGTCCAAAATGAAGCCGCACGATACATAAGCATTTGTTTGGTCATGGTCTGCCATTTTGAACCGTTCTTTGTAAACCACCCCTCTTGGATAGCAAGGCGGATTGATACGGGCGAACTTTCCAAGACTTCATCCGAACCCTTTGCGCTTGTGTAGGCGACACACTCAATATCCATCATCTTGCGCCCGTCAAATTGCTTGGTCGTGGCTTCATTCTTATAATAGCCCCGTCCGTTTTGACCGTTTACCCATACTTTTGTGTACTCGACATAATCCACCATGCCAAGCATACCTTTTTCGGTGAAGCGGTACTTCAAGGGCTTGAAGCGTCCGCAAGTGTTCACGGTGGCGACAAGGAATTTTGACGACCAAGACGGCTTGCCATAAATCGGCACCATATTTTGCATAACCATCAATGGACTTGCGCCGATACGTTGGGCAATCTCAATGGCAATCATGCAATTTGCCATCGCCTTTTCGATTGGGTTTTTGTCCGTTACTTTGTACATATCCGGCACAAGTTCCGAACTTGCGAATAATTTGCAAACACGCTGCATGGTGTCGAATTGCACCGGGTCAAAGAAGTTGAACCCGACTTGTACGGGGGCGGCAACCGTCAATACTTGCCCCTGCTTTTCTGTTTTCTGAATTTCGTTCATGATTCAATCTTTTACTTGTTAATGATTACGATTGCCCCCCCCAATACTTTTTCAATAAGGCTATTTAGGGCGGCTTCTTTCATGCCAGCCATTAGAAATGACTTGCCGTGTTCCTGTGAAGCAAATCCGGCAATCGCTTCCACCACCTTTCCACCATTGCCAAGCACGGAAATGATTTGCTTTGTGCCATTTTCACTTTCCACCGATTCGGCGGCAAGGATAACAAGACCACGTTTGACACCCTCTTTCTTTTCTGTCATTGTTGTCATTTCATGTGCGAATGCTTCCACCTTTGAAAGAAATTCGCTTTTTTCAATTTTCTTTTCCATTGTTGCGTTGTTATTTAATTGTTAAAAAATTGTCCTTGTTTACAACAAGGTTGATAATCTGACTTTCAGTTTCGATAATGTCATTGACCGATTCACGGTTATCAATGAATATCGGTGCGCACACGCCATAAAAGCGGCATAATGTGTTGATTATGTCAAGCCCGGCATTCATTTGTCCTGCCGTGTTCGCACTTGGGTATGGAACGCCATTGACCAAAGGAATGCACGTTTCAACGGGGTTGTTGTCAATGGTGAAGTCAAACAAGCGGAAAGACACATATTTGAACATCCCGTTTATCCGGCTTTCGCATTCATCAATCTTGGTCTTTGTGAATTGCTCAACCGTGTATTCCTGTTTTTCGACATCGGCGATTTGTTGGGCAAGGTCTTTGCCTTTCTTTTCAAGGCTTGCGATTTCATCTTCATAACGCTTGATTGCATCACGGTTGGCAAGCCTTTTATTGAGGTCGTCACGGGTCTTGTTCAACTCCGATTTCCTTTCCTGTGCCTTGCTCGTGTCGGCGGAACTTGCCTTTTCGGTGCTTATGGTCGCTTCAATCTCTTTGATTTTTGCTTGCTTTTCGACCCATTCCGGGATTGATTCAGGCACAACGGCGGCGGCATCAACAAGCGGCAAAGCAACGAAATCGGCTTTCATCTTGCTTATTTCGTCATTGATAGACGTGACATTGGCATTGGCATTCTCAATGTCCTTTTTCACATCGTCAATGTCCTTTTCAAGTTCCTTGATTCTTTCGCCAATTCGCTTGCCCTTTGAGGTTATATCATTGCATTTGTCGGCTTGGGCTTTCGTGAAAACATCCCTTGCTTGCTCAATCATGGCGGCGGGTAATTCCTGCTTGCAATGCGGACAAGTCGTTTCACCATGATAGACCTTGCCGTTTTCTTCAAACCATTGATTGCGCAAAGTGTCTTGTTCCGACTTCAACTTTTTGACATCTTCTTCAAGCCGTTCTTGCTCTTTTCGGCTTGCCGACAATTCACGGTTGGTCGCTGCCAATTCACGTTCCTTTGCCTTGATATTGCTTTCCAATTCACGGCGGGCGGCATTGGCTTCAAATGCAGCATTTTGCGCTTCTTCCTTTGCCCTGAAAAGTAGTTGTTGGCATTCGGATTTCAAGGCGTTCACGTCCTTTTGCTTCTTTTGCTCCGCTTCATACGCCTTGCGGATTGCGGCGGTGGCATCACTAATCGCCTTGTCTATGTCCTTGATTTCATCATCAATGACTTGGATTTGAACTTCAATGGCGTTGAAATCCTCATTTTCGGGCATCATCTTATGGGTTTGGTCAATCCTTGGTTGGATTTGCGCCAATTCATCTTTCAAACGCTTCTTTTTTGCCGAAATTTCGGCTTTGAAGTCCGAAAGTGATTTGCCGCTTATCTTGTCAAGCAAAAGGGCAAATTCGGGCTTCTTTGAAGCGATTTCGGCATCTGTGATTGTTCCGGCAAGCTGAAAAAGTTGTTCCCTTTGCAGCTTCCACGGCATATTGACAAAGAATGCCGGATTGGTTATCATCTTGAACACGGATGAATCAATGATTGCTTCAATCCTCTTGGTGTATTCACCGACATTGACCGGGGTATCATTCCACCAACATTCGGTGTGATTGCCCTTGAACACTCTTTCGACTTGCCCACGTGGTTTTACCCAATCTTCGATATAGGCACGTTTCAAGTTGATTTCCTCACCGTCCACATCAATGACACCCGACACGCTGCATTCTACATTGTGCAATTCCTTGCCATCAACACGGGTCTTGATTTCGTAGTCTTTTCGGTCTTTGGAATCTTTGCCGAAAAGCAACCAAATGAAAGCATCGAAATGCCTTGACTTGCCCAGCCCGTTGCCGCCCGAAATGGTGGTTACGTCCGGGTTGAAATTCGTTGTCCGTTCCTTTTCACCCTTGAAATTGCAAAGGGTTAGGGATTTTAATGTTACCTGTTTCATTGTTGCGTATTATTTATTGTTATTGTATAGTTCCAAAGCAAGGTCGGCATCGACAACTATAATGCGCCCGTTCTGCATGATTGCCCGGTCTATCCGTCCGCTTGCCTTGATTCTGTTTGCCGTTGTCATACTGCAATTGAACACTTGGGCAATCCCGGCTATGCCATAGACAAACCGTTTTTCGGGTGCGGTCGGGGCTTGTGGCGTTGTTTTCTCCGTTTGGGCGGCTTCTATCAACTCCATTAGTTCACCAACCGTCAAGTCGATAATCCTTGTATTTGGGTCAATTTTTATCATACATCATCATCCATTTCAGGCAATAGCCCTTTTGATTCCCAATACTTCGCAAGCCTGTATGCGATATACCCGAAAAGGGCGGCAATCGACTTGCTGATAAAGAAGTCCTTAAACCATGTGTCTTGGTTTATCGGTTCGGATGTTGCGCATATCAACGCAAGGACACCGAACAACCCGACAATGGCGATTCTGACTTGTTTTTTTGTTTCTTCTTTCATTGTTGCGAAATTTTTAGTTGTTAAAATTCGACCGTTGCAAAGTCATCTTCAAACTTTCTTCTTGACCTTATCACCCGAACCGTCCGGCAAGTGTTCCTTGTGCGCACCCTGATTGCCACATTGTCGAAATTGAAGATTTGCGGCATCAATAAGGCGACAAGCGTTGTTGCGATAACCTTGCGTTTCAAGGGTGACAAGTCAAAGGAAATGTGGAATTTCGTGCAAAACCACCATGCGGATAACTCATTGACTTTGGAACACCCGGTTTTCTCGTATATGTTCCGGGCATGATTTTCCACCGTCCGTTCCGAAATGAAAAGGCGTTCCGCAATGTCTTTCTTGCTTGCGCCCCATGCGAATAACTCCGCAATTTCGGCTTCACGCTTGGTCAGGCTTTTTGCTTCCATACTACATTCCCCAAACATCCTTAATCCCATATTCGGCAAACACGGCTTCGATTGCTCTTGCTTCCGAAACTTTGGGTTCGACCTCACCTTTCAATCTGTTTAAGAATGCCATTCGGGTATTGATATTCAAAGCCGCCATCAATTTTGCCCGGCATTCGGAAATGTCGCCGTTCTTGACTTGCGACCATCCTTTGTTGAATGAAAATTGTTCTTTACTCATATATGTTTGAAATTAAATGTGTTTCAAAACCGCAACTTTTCGGGTTTGCTTTTGGCATTCCGCAAAAAATGACGTAATTTTGCTATTTGCAAACGCTCCTTAATGCTTTACCTTTGCATTGTGGAACTTTACACCTGCAAAGATACGGCATATTGTGTGTAAAACCAAACTTTTTCACACAAAATTGCGTGTTAATTTTGAAGTTATTTTGTAAGTTGTTGATTATGAATGATTTGAATATAAAAGAAATTCGTGAAAAATTGGGTGTGTCGCAAGAAACCCTTGCGGAAATGGTCGGCGTACACCCTCGAACCATTCAAAATTGGGAATCGGGCACGAAAATTCCAAAATCAAAACACGCAATTTTGCGTGACTTGGTATTGAAGCCGCAAAATTACGCCGGGGGTGAACAACAAAATGTCAATGGCGACAACATCAATGGCAACAACGTGACGGTTCACAAGACCGACACCGATAAATTGTTGGAAATCCTTGCAAGCAAAGAACAATCTTTGGCAAAGGCGCAAGAACACATTGACAAGCTGTTGGAAATAATAGGGAACTTAACGAAAGGGCAATGATATGGAAACGATAAGAATCAAGGTCAATAACTATTACGGCAACCCGTCTTATTATTCGGTCATGCCGCAAGAAATCTTTGATGCACTTGAATTGGCAAGCCTGCAAGGTGAAGAATTTGCGGTTGTTGCCAAAGAAAAGTTTGATAAAATGATTGTTGATTACAAAAAGAAAATGGAAAACCTATGAAAAGGATATTTGTATGTATATGTCTTATTATGTCTTTGGTTGTTGCCAAAGGGCAAGAAAAATATGCGGGTTGTGTAATTGAACAAACAACGCCGGGTGCTAATAACATGGTTTGGGAAAATGATAGTATTAAGTTCACATTTTCCCCAACCGATTTATTTTGGTCAATCAAAATAGAGAATAAAACCAAAGCAAATGTTGAATGTGATTGGGATAAAACTTTGTTCATACGCAACAAAAAAAGTTCGGGAATTGTATTTGACAATACAATAAGAATGCAAAAAGATGCACCCAAAGGAACAAGTATTATTGCATCAGGAACGGAAATATCAAAAAGTATATTTCCATTAGAAAATTGGTGGGAAACCGGGGCTTATCCTGTTTTTAAGAAAAAAAGCATCAAGAAAGAAGGTAATATGATTATTCGATTGATATTCCCAATCAAATATGGCGATTCAATACGTGAATATGAATTTTCGTTTATGGTTTCTGTGCCACAAAAGAAATGACTATGAAAAAAAGCATCAACCCACAAGCAATTGCAATACAACGCCGTTTCTTTGAAGCGTTGGACTTGGCTATCTCCTTGGGTAAGATAACCGGGTTGAAAGGCTTTTGTGACGACCACCAATTGAACCGCACAAAGTATTCATGTATAAAAAACAGCCTTGACAAGCCATTGGATGAAACTAATTATAAAATGATTGATTTGGATGCGCTTTCGGCTATTTGCACGGACTTTGGCGTTTCCGCCGAATGGTTGTTGCTTGGACGTGGTAAAATGCTTAAATCGGAAAAATAATGCACATCCAAAAAGGAATAAAGTTTTTACTACACAAACGCAAGCCGGGCGAAACGCATAATCTTGCCATTCGTATGCGGGTGACATTACGTGGGCAAAGACCACTTGATTTTCCGACCGGGCATAACATTGATTTGAAAGATTGGGATGCGAATAATCAATGCGCCTTGAAATCCGCCCCCGGTGCGGCTGACATCAACCGCACCATTGATGAATGGAAAGCAATAATGAATGAAGTGTTTGCCCGATATGAATTGCTTGAAAAGCGTGTTCCGACATTGGGCGAAATCAAAGATTTGTTCAATGATATGGTCGGGCGAAAAACCAAGACCAATGAAAGCCTTGCAGACCCGAACATGGATTTATTTCATGTGTTCGACCTGTTTACCGATATGATGGGAAAACAAAATCAATGGACACCATCGACATTTGAAAAGTTTGCGGCAATCAAGCATCATCTTTATGACTTTGACCCGCACTTGTCATTTCCCGGAATCAATGAATCAAAGATGCAAGCCTATCTTGCATATTTGGAAAAGAAAGAATTGCGAAACACCACCATCGCCAAAAATCTTGCTTTTGTCCGTTGGTTCTTGCGGTGGGCGCACAAAAAAGGGTATTACAATGGGGATGTTCAAGACACATTCAAGCCCAAATTGAAAGGCACGGACGGCAATTCAAAGGAAATAATATATTTGACCCAAGACGAAATAAAAACCTTGGAAAACCATGTGTTCTTGCCCACGCAAGCCGCCCTTGAAAGGGTGCGTGATATTTTCTTGTTTTGTTGCTTCACGGGTTTGCGATATTCGGATGTGGCGAAATTAAAAAGGTCAGACATCAAGGATGGATTTATTGAGGTTGTCACAAAAAAGACGGTGGACGGATTGCGCATTGAACTGAACAAGCATTCACAAGCGATTATTGACAAATACAAGGACATGAAGTTTCCGCAAGATTTGGCGTTGCCTGTAATATCGAATGTGAAGATGAATGCCCATTTGAAGATTCTTGGGCAAGTATGCGGCATTGATGAACCGACACGGATTGTCTATTTTCAAGGCGGCATAAGGCACGAACAAGTCTTTCCGAAATGGGCTTTATTGACCACGCATTGCGGACGGCGGACATTTGTCGTTACCGCCTTGCAACTTGGCATTCCAAGTGAGGTCATTATGAAATGGACGGGTCACAATGATTTTTCGGCAATGAAGCCTTATGTGAAGATAGTTGATGAATTAAAGGCAAAAGCAATGTCAAGGTTTGACAATCTATAATGTACACGAATTGTCCGGCTTTTACCTCGTACACGATTATGTACACGAATTTTGGACGATTTTCCGGCATTGTGTGGTATTCTGCAATATCATCATCTTGGGCTATGTCTTGCAACCCGTTGAAAGTGTAATGGTTTTGGTATTGTATGGTATTCTATGATATTAGGATTATTAGTGCCTCTCTCTCCGCAATAAACATTGAAAATCAATGTTTTACAAATTAAACACCCGATTTTACACCCAAGAATGTAAAGTCGGGTATTTTTATATTATTTAATGAATCATCTCTGAGGTAGCAGATAAAAATAAAGCAAACGAAGGGGACACCAAGTTTTTCCTCTTCATTTGCTCTATAAATTATTACATATATCGATTGATATATCAAGACGTTTATATGACTTTTGATTTAACAAATTGCATCCAAAACTTGAAATATTATTTCGGTTCGGCGATTATATAATAACATTCTTCATGAAAGTCATCACCCGCGAAATAAAGAAGCGCCGCACGTGTAGTATCATTGCCATAAGTTTCCACAACACTTGCATCTTCAGGTAATGTTTTGAAGTCAGCAGCGGTCTCGAAAGTTCTATATCCCAGATGTTTTTCCAGCAACCAGCGAAGTCCGTTTTCTTGTCTTTTCAGATTCTCTGTATCGGTGAAATTGATATCAGCGGCAACTTTGATTTTAACGAAAGGGGTATTGTTGCGCTGCTGTATGTCGGTCAACAGGAATTCATAACGGGTGTCAAGCACGCAATAAATGGCATTGGTCTGCGGATTGGCAAGCACAACGCCTCCGTTTTTCCAATCAATTCCGAGAAAATCCCTTTCGCGCATGATTTGTCTTATCTGAGACGCATATTTCACTTCGCCGTTTTTGTATCCTTTTAGAATTATCGGGAAATCATTTTTCTCAAAGAAACAGGAACTCCATTGCGACGTGAACTTTTCGGATGTATTATCTCCATTCGTTTTCTTCTGATAGACACAATAGGTATCGGGCATGACCGGGGTCGACATCACAATCGAATCATAATATTGCAAGAACGCAGGATACCCCAAAGGAGTATATTCGTCCTGATGGTCATATATCCTGAATGTCAAGAAATCAAAGGGTGCCGCCAACGGCGTATCTAAATCCATGAATGGCTTCAGTTGCACCATTTTCAGTTTAAACTTTGCTTCTTCAGGCCACTCTTCAGGTCCCACAGGAGTGTCCGGCTGCGTATCGCTTATTATTTCAAGCAATTGATAAATGTAATTAGCCCCATCCTGCGGTGGATTGGCAAGAGTAGTTTTGCGAACCTTTAACTCGTAGGCATGTCCTTGCACGTATTCAAAGCCTTCAATGCCGCCCATAACAAGCGGTTGCCATTCCGTAGCAGATTGTTCCTTTACCAGCATGTGTTCCACCGGAGTGTCACTACCCCATACAGGTTCATAAACGGTTTTTTCGGACACTTGCATGATTATATCCACATAGGTATCACCTGGAGTGTCGTCATTGTCACAACCAACCCATATAAAACATAAGGCTGTCAATAAAACGAAAGAAAGATTTTTGAGAGTCATAGTTTGGCTATTTAAAAGTTTTAGAAATTTGTTCGCCAACGCGCTGAAGAGCACCTTTAATATCGGCATCCGGACTGATGCCAAACGTAGTATAAGCACCCCGACAAGATACTAAGGGACGGTCGCTATCGAAGTCAATGAAGTTGACGGTGACAACGGTTTCTTCCTGACTTACAGCAACACCGAAAGTTGCAAGCAATAATGCCGACTGTTCGTTCCGTGTCAGTTCGTTGATGCGGTATTGATTTATCAATGCCAGCCCCGATTGTTCGACGGCATCATATAATTGTATCTGATATTGCATAAGTTCAGGAGGAATTCTATACATATCATTATCTATGATTGCTACATATTTATACTTAGACAAATTAGCACCTTGCG